CAGAGATGGTATGGAGAACTGCAGTGGAATAATGTGCCAGAGCAGCATCAACTGAATACCTACATCATACAAATGCATCACGAATTTGGCATTGACCTGATTTCTACGGCGGACTCTCACTACTATTCGCCAGACGTATGGAAGGACAGAGAACTTTATAAGCGCCTAGGCTTCCTAGGCAGACGCCCAGAATGGATGTCTAATGAACTGCCCGATGGAGTTGAAGAGGTTGGTTATGAACTTTATCCAAAAAATGGCGACCAGATGTGGGAGAGTTATAAGAAATACTCTAAAGAATGTGGATTTCAATACGACGACAATTTGGTACTTAATTCTATAAAGAGTACTCACCGGATTGCTTTTAATGACATTGAGGATTTTTTGCCTGATAACGAGGTTCGTCTACCTGATATGTTTGTTCCCGACGGCTACTCGCCAGGACAAGCTCTCGCAAGACTTTGCATCGAGGGCGCACGAGTGCGTGGATTCGTTTCCAATCCCGATTATATCGAAAGGCTGAAATATGAGTGCAAGATTATCGAGTCTAGAGGATTTAGTAAGTATTTTCTGACGATGAAAGCAATCGCCGACAGAGCGACCGTAAAGCAGCTTGTGGGGGCCGGCAGAGGCTCTGCCGCAGGCTCTCTGGTCGCCTATGCCCTAGACATCACCCAAGTAGATCCGATCAAGTACGGGCTCCAATTTGAGCGCTTTTTGACAAAAGGTGGGTCCGGCTACCCAGACATTGACTACGATGTTTCGGACCCGATGACTTTAAAGGAAGAACTCATTGACGAGTGGGGAGACAACACCGTGGTCCCCATTACAAACTGGAACACGTTACAGTTGAGATCTTTGGTAAAGGACATATCAAAGTTTTATAACATATCTTTCTCGGAAGTGAACAACGTCACTAGCAAGATGATATTCGAGGCAACACCGCTGGCCAAAAAAGCACGCGGTATCACTGCTGGAGTGTACAATCCCACCTTCGAAGAGCTTATGATGTACTCCGAGACATTAAAAGATTTTTTGAAGAAGTATCCTCACATTGAAACGCACGTAAATGCTCTCTATGGTCAGACACGCTCAGCTTCACGCCACGCTGGTGGTGTTGTTGTGGGAGAGAACCTAGACCAGTGGATGCCGCTTATCAACTCAGGGGGTGTCCGCCAAACGCCTTGGTCTGAGGGTATGAACGTGCGACACTTGGAACCAATGGGTTTCATCAAGTTTGATATCCTGGGACTCGCTTCCTTGAGGATGATGGAGGACGCAATACGCCACGTTTTGGTGAGGTATGAAGGTGTGGATGACCCGTCCTTCACCGATATCAAGAGATTCTACGACGAAAGGTTACACCCCGAGAGGATCGACCTAGATGATGACCAAGTGTGGAAAAACGTGTTTCACGAAGGAAGGTGGGCGGGGATATTCCAATTTACAGAAGCCGGAGCACAAGCCTTTTGCAAGCAGGCACTGCCCAATAATATCACAGACCTCGCTGCAATCACCTCCATCTATCGACCTGGCCCATTGTCGGCTGGCGTTGATAAGATGTATGTCGGCGCAAAGCAAGATCCAAGTAGCGTGGACTACCTCAACAAACAAGTCAGAGAAGTCACCGAAGAAACATACGGTTTTTTAATCTTTCAAGAGCAGATTGCTATGCTAGCTCACAAGCTCGGCAAGAATGTGACGCTAGATGAGGGGAACAAGCTGAGAAAACTGCTGACCAAGACAGGGCTGGGCTCATCAGCGGATGAAGAAAAAGAAAAGATTTATGTCAAGTTTCGCGAGGGTTGTATCGAGAAGGGAATGAAGGGCCACCAAGCCAAGGAGCTTTGGGAAAAGTTTGAATACTTTTCAGGATATGGTTTCAACAAGTCTCACGCTGTTTCCTACTGTATTCTTTCATACCAGTGCGCCTGGTTACTGAATTATTACCCCGAGTGCTGGATGGCCGCGTTTTTAGATAAGGAGCCGGATAAACGGAAAGAGCGAGCGATCAATGTTGCGAAATCCTATGGGTACAATATCGAACCTTTGAACATAAATACATCTGGCATAACTTGGGAGATAAGCGAAGACAAAAAAACATTGATCCAACCGCTTTCGTCTATCAAGGGTCTAGGTATATCTGCGATTCGACAAATACTAGACAACAGGCCGTTCGACACGATCGAGGAGTTTATATTTAACGACAACATCACTTATTCGAAACTCAACAAGAAAAGTTTGGACGCCTTGATAAAGAGTCAGACCCTGAATTGCCTGATGGACGAAAGATTCACGGGCCTCAAGCACTTCTGGTCAGCCGTCGCATGCGACCGGCCTCGAAAGCTTAAAAACTTGGAGGACAACATAAGGTTATATGCCCCAGAGGGAGAGTTCACGGAAGAGGAAAAACTTCAGTATCTCGTTGATCTTACGGGAGTCTTCCCACTGAATCTGGTTGTTGATGAACACGTTCAGAGGAGATTGGATGAGCTGCACATCCCTCCAATCTCTGAATTCGATGAGGGTTTGCAAGTCGTTTGGTTTATTCCCAGAGAGGTTGCGAAGAAGAAGACGAAAAACGGTAAAGACTTCTACATTGTCAAGGTCATTGACTCCAACTCCGAGCAGAGATCGATTAAGTGCTGGGGAGTCAAGCCAGAGAAAGATAAAGTTTACTTAAATCGCCCATACATGGCCAAGCTTGACTGGAGTCTCCAGTGGGGGTTCAGTACCAGGTCTATATCAGGCACTTTCAAGATGTTAGCATAGGAGCTACCGATGGAAATTAAGCAGGAGATTTTTTTAAGCGAGGGGGTGGAGTTTCTGAAGACTCTCGACAGTAACTCGGTAGATCTTATCCTTACAGACCCCCCGTACATCACGTCTAGGGAGACAGGTATGGACAAGTGGGTGAAGCACGTCGAGGGTCAGGACAAGGACGGGTCGCAGAACATCAAGACCAGCGAGGACTGGGACTCTTACAAAACCGCCCCGCAGTGGGTGGAGTTCTTTGAAAAAAGCAAGTTCAAGGATGACAGGTCTTTGTGGCCAGCTGAACTTGAAAAACATAAGCAGAACTACCTGAAATACGGCAGCATTTACGGCAAGAAATATGCTGTCACTACAGACTACGGCGATTGGGACTCTAAGTTTACTATGGAATCCTTGAACGAGTTCGTGAGTGAGTTTTATAGAGTTCTCCGAAAGGGCGGCACGGCCATCATCTTCTTTGATTTGTGGAAGGTGACGAATCTAAAAGACATCTTAGAAGGCAACAAATTCAAACAGTTGAGGTTCTTAGAATGGATCAAGACGAACCCTCAACCCCTTAACAGTTCCAGGAACTATTTGACAAACTGTAGGGAGATCGCCCTGTTAGGTGTTAAGGGTGGCAGCCCAACATTTAATAGCAAATATGACAATGCAATATACAAGTACCCGTTGCAAGGAGGTAAAGATAGGTTCCACCCCACACAAAAGAGCTTACGGTTGTTTCAGGACTTGATTGCAAAGCATTCAAACCCTGGTGACATAGTATTGGACCCGTTTTCTGGTTCGGGTACGACTGCTGTTGCAGCAAAGCTAACGGAACGAAACTTCCTAGGGTGTGAGGTAGACCAGAAATTTTTCGACAAAAGTGTTGACAGATTAAAAAAATACTAATATAATAAAAAAGGATAGAATATGACACCTCCCGAGGAGTACAAAAACTTATATGAGCGCTTGGCTAGGCTTTGCGCGACTCAAGATTGGGGCGACCCGTTTAGTTACGCGAGATCTAAAGAGATATATGCCGCGATTGAGCTTGGCCACACCGTTGCAGTGAGCTTTGCAGGTGCTGATGCGTACAATGACGCAGGGCAGCCAGTCGAATACAAATCCACTACCAGCGGCAAGGTTAAGGGTGCGTATACTGGTATATCGGTTCAGAACAGTTGGGAAGAACAAGTACGCTATTTGAGAGAAGAAAAGTTGGCGAAGTATCCTGAACACTTTTACAATAGGTTCGAGGGCGGAAGGCTTGTAGAATCTTGGCAGTTATCAGGACAACAAGTGTTTGATATTTTGTTACCAAAGTTGGAAAAGAAGTATCCAACTGTTCTTAGCAAGAAGGACCCGCGCCTCTCAGCCAACATCACAAACACAGAGATTAACAAGTATGGAAAGAAGGTTCTGTAATGAAGAAATACAAGACTATTTTTTGCGACATCGATGGCACCATCTTCAAGTATCGTAAGTTCGAGACATACGAGAGTACATCACCAGAGCTTACGCCTGGCTCACTGGAGAAGCTTCAAGAAATCAAGGAAGCTGGTCATATGATCGTTCTTACAACGGCTAGACCAGAGAACTTGAGGGATCATACCATCAAAGAATTGTGGGGCACATCTGTGCCATATGATAGATTGATAATGGGACTTGAGAGAGGACCGAGATATTTAATCAACGATATGGACCCAGGCAAACCTGGACTCAGAGCCACCGCCTTTAATTTAAGCAGAGACGAGGGCATGTCTGATATTGTTGTAGAGGAGATTCAAAATGTCTGTTGGTAAAAATACAGTAAATGTTTATAGGGTGAGAGAAGCAGCAAAGCTGCCAGATCGAGCGCACGAAGGGGACGCGGGCATGGACTTCTTTTTCGCCCCCATCGATGGCGTCGCCGTCTGCCTCGCCCCTGGGCGAACAGCCCTTTTAAGCACTGGAGTTAAGGTCGAGGTACCTCCAGAATATATGCTACAGGTTATGAACAAATCCGGTGTGGCATATAAAAGACAGTTGTTGGTTGGCGCTTGCGTTGTCGATCACGGCTATACTGGCGAGATTTTTGTTAACCTTCACAATGTTGGCAAGGACATTGAGATTGTTAATCCTGGCACCAAGATAGCACAGGGCGTGTTTATAAATGTAGGTAGGCCGACCTTGGTGGAGGTCACCGAAGACAATATATACAGTAAGAATACATCTAGAGGCGACGGCGCTCTTGGATCGACAGGCTCATGAGCGTGACAAGAAAACTAAGAAGAAATAAAAAGAAGACAGCAGAAAAACAGATGACCAAGACACTGGGTCTGTTTGAAAAAATTCCTGATAGTTGCCTGTCTTGCGACAAACCTTACGATAAAACAAGCAAGGAACACGTAACTTCTTGGAGTGTCACGGTCAGAGAGAACGAGGGGAAGGTGAACTTATATTGTCCGACTTGCTGGGAGGGTGCTAAAAAGTTCTTGAACGACTTGGCGGAGGAGATTAATGAAAAATCAGGTGCATAGTTTTGATGACGTGCTATTAGCCCCCAAATATAGCGACATCGAGTCCCGCTCGGAGGTCGATTTGTCTAGGGACTTAGCTGGTAAGATGTATGCTAGTCCGATAGTATCTAGCCCGATGGATACGGTTACGGGGCTGCAAATGTCTTTGATCTTTGGAGAACTTGGCAACCTTGCAATCACACACAGGTACTGTGACGAGGTTGAGCAATCAAGAATGACACCGAGCTTTGCAGCCGCTGCAGTTGGCGTCACAGGCGATTTCATGAATAGGATCGAGTTTCTTAATGGCGAAACCGGCACGACGACCTTTTGTCTGGACGTCGCTCACGGTCACCACGTCTTAGTCGAGAGGGCCCTAAAGGCTATCAAAGATAAATACGGCTCTGGCCTTACACTTATTGCTGGTAACGTGGCCACACCGGAGGGGTATAAGGATCTCTCCGAGTGGGGCGCGGACGCAGTTCGCATAGGCATCGGCGGTGGGTCTATTTGTTCTACGAGGATACAGACAGGGCACGGTGTCCCGACCTTCCAATCTGTCTTGAACTGCAGGGATGTGGATGGTGCTCCAATCATCGCCGATGGAGGTGTCAAGACTGCGGGAGACATAGTGAAGGCCTTGGCTGCCGGTGCCGACTTTGTTATGCTTGGCTCGATGCTCGCCGGCACGGAGCAGAGTCCCGGTGAGGTGTTTCAATCCACCGCCGGCAAGAAATACAAGGTATACAGGGGGATGGCCAGCGTGGAGGCCCAGAAGGACTGGAGGGGCGAAGCGAGATCGCTGGAGGGTATTTCGACAACTATACCATACAAAGGTTGCGTGATTGAGATACTGGACAATTTGACAAGGAACATAAAGTCTGGATTGTCCTACTCTGGAGCTAGAAACATCACAGAATTACAAGCAAAAGCCCAGTTCATCGCCCAAACTTCTGCTGGGCAGATGGAGAGCAACACACACATACTCAGTAGGGTTGGTAAATAATGCCTGAATATGGAAAGAACTTAAAGAAAGTTGTCTTTGCTGATACAGATAAACGTCACGCAGACCTCAAAATAAGACTGAGGTATGACGGCCTAACACAGTTACAGTTCTTCCAAAGCATCGTGACGGGATACATTGAGAAGGACCCTAGAATTGTGGAGTTTTTTCTTGACGTTAAGAGAAACCTGGCAAGACAAGGGAAAGCCAAAATAGACAAGTCTCATTCGATCTATGAGCGGGGCAAGTTCAACAAAGCTCTTTTTAAGCTGACAGACGAAGAGTCTGATGAGATTTTTGATTTAATAGCGGAGGAGTTTTCAGATATATGAAAGAATGTGCAGAATCCTGCAAACAAACAAACACGCCTTGCCAGAACAGCGAGTGTAGAAAATGGATAGACTATGAAGACGATCTGAATTGCTGCTTGATCACGATCGACGACAATAACGAGAAGGGGTTAACTTTGCATGAGACGGCAAAGCGAGTTGGTTTGAGCTTTGTCAGAGTCAGGCAGATAGAAAAGATAGCATTAAAAAAACTATCTAAGACGATACGAGACAACAAAACAGGAGTTTTTTGATTATTTATGACTATTTACCTTGTGCAAGACTATTACATCAATCTTTTATTGAAAAAACCAGGAGAAAACCACAATGAGCAATAAAAAGAACCTAAACGAAGCTACAGTTAGAAGATTTTGGAAATTGGCTGGACTACGACCAATTAACGAATCTCCCTTTTACATTCAAGAGGAAGAGGTGGAAAACAACGAAGCGAACCGTATGAAACTCGTCAGAGCAATCGGAGAAGGATTACCTGACGACCAAAAGCCAGGTTTCTTCAAATCAGAGAACAAGAGAATGAAATTTGATGATGCATATTTTCAAAAGCAGTACGCCGCCTACAAGGAAGACTTTGAGCATCTCGAAGAGACTGCTTCCAAAGAAGAAGAGCCAATGGAAGAAATGGCCAAGATGAAAAGGGATGACGACCTTGAAGAACAAATTGAAGAAGAAGATGATATGGGTCCGATGGATGC